ACTTGTTCAGGATCTACTTTTTCATCTGAAAGAATACCAACAGAATAATTCTGTGATTTTCCAGACATCATTTTAATAGTATCAAGCTCATCAAGTGGCATTATGTGCCGTAATCCTCTATTATGAATCTCAACCACTACATTTTCATGTAATTCATGTATTTTTTCAACAGTAAGTGAAGCCATTCCACCAACTAGGAAACCATCAAGAATCTTCCTGAAATAAACATGCAGATTTGTATGATAATCCATAAGTTCATTGTCAGTAATAGTTTTTAGATTTGAATCTATCGAAATTAAATTTACCATTTTTATCATACTTCCTTCGCCTTGTTAATTTTTAATATCTTGACTTTTAATTCAAACATCTCATTTTCTTCTGGAAGTTTGGATTCTAAATTAACATCTTTAAGGAAATTTTCGCCTTTGTATTCTACTCTCATTGGCTGCTCGAATTTTGTTATCAAGTTAAAACTATAAACCCATATGTCGCTTTTCTTTCCCCACCATTTGATAATCTCGGCATCAGATACAAGATGAATATTCTTTTCTTCTTCAAATTTTCCCTTTGACATCTTAAAAGGAGAATGAAGTCTCAATACACCATAACAAAAACGGTCATCACAGATATACAATGCCTTGTCTACCATTTCCTTGTAATTTTTATTCCTGAGAATCAATCCTTTCTTTCCCTGCCACAGCCATTGAGCATGTGGCGGATTAAGAAAAATGCCTTCTTTCTGTTCCATCAGCTGCATAGATGTTTTATTCTTTACCATCTTTATCATCTTTAACATCTTTAACATCTTTAACATCTTCTTTTTCAGGATATTCAGTTACTTCTTCCTCTTCATCTTTTTTTTGTTCTTCCTGCTCTTCATTACCTTCGAATGAAGGCAACCCTTCAAGATTTCTTATAACTTCTCTTACTGAATCATCAGGAATAAGCAATCCAGACTGCGCATATTTTTGAAGACGAGCTGCTTTTGAATCTAAATCCTGAACACTTACCGGATTCCATATAAGACTTGGCCATGTTTTAAAACCTTCTATTTCTGCAATTTGTTTGAATAGCTGATTGAAATAGAAACTTATCCTTTCCTGAATAAACTCAACAGTCTTTTGAAACATCTCTGTTTGAGTAACAAGTGTCTGTCTATTAGTCTTTTCCCCGCTTCCAGTTACATATGGTTTAGGGACTCCCACACAGGCTACCTGAGTATCTACAAAATAATCCAGATTATCCTTCAACTTTTCAGGATTCTTTGGCTCCAATATCTCAATTTTGTTGTAATAAGGAAGACCAAATACATCTTCATAATTTGAAACCTTGAGTTTCATTATAAGATCATCAATCTCCTGGACAGTTGGCTCATGCGTCAAATCACCAACAGAGGCAATCCTTGTAGGAAAACCAACCCTGAAAATACTTTGTGAAAGACCTTCCTCTATGTTTAATTTTCTCTCGGAAGTCTTATACATTGGTTCAACAAGACCAATACCAGTTAATGAATTTCCAATCGTGTATAATTTAAAATGAGTTATTTTATTGGCTGGGATAGTGACTTTATTATAATCTCCTGACGCATTTTCAACTGGAAAATTCAGGACCTGAACATATGCTACAGGATCTCCACTTTTATCGACTATTACTCTATGATTTGCATCATCTCTTTTATAATCTATTGAAGAAGGATTAACAAGCTTCATTCCAGCTATTTTTTTCTTATTACCTACTTTTGGAGGCAGATGTTCACCAAAAGCATTACCATAAACACAAAGTTGCACTACAATATCACCAACAAGATTTTTAAAATTATTCTGAATCATCCAATTCCTATAAAATTCATCTATTGGTGCCTCGAGTTTATCCTCTGAATTTTCAGGACCAATATCAAATCCTGTGGCCATGACAGTTTTTCTGAGAAAATTTATACCATTAAAAGGAATAGGATCTGTTATGTAAACCATTTCAAGTGCAGATGGCTCAATTCTTGGAGATGTTTCAGTAGTTACTACAGATTTTGGGTCAGCAGTGTCAAGAGTATAATATTTTCCCTTTCCGCTATCAGCCAAAGTCCTCACATTAACATCTTTATTATCTTTTACAAGAAGTTTTACTCTTGCCTTGTTTATACCAATCATTTCAGCTATTGTTGACATTAACTTCTAACCTCCCTAATAATTATTACAAATTCATTTTTAATAAACCACATTATTAAACCCAATGATATGATTTTTCTTATATCAAATCCAATATTAAACAATTCATCAAGAGTGAAATCAATTAAAAATCCATATAGAAAAACATATATGATAAAATTTACTATATTTTTGAATAACAATTCATATCCTTGTAGCCACAGTTGCAATCTTAATAAATTTTTTTTAACATTATTAAAAACACTACTAAAAATATTATTAATACTAACAAAGAATGAAGTTTGAACCATATTTAATTATTGTTTTAATTAATAGAAATAATTAACATTTTATTTCAATTATCCCTGATTCTTGTGTCGATATGAATAATTCCGTCTTTATTTTTAAAAGCCTTTTTAGATACAGAATATGAAGTTGCTACATGTGTTAGAATTCTTTTTGATTCACCAGCAACTTTTACTGCTAATGCCAGGGCGATAACAGTATCATCATGGGTCCCGAATGATTTGAAAGAAGTTGTACCTGTCCTTCGATTTGTAAAATAACCAAACTTTGAAAGTTCTTCCATGAGAACACCTGTCAAGTAAGTAGTCAATCCACCAGGCTTTCTTGGAATTACAATTCTGTTCTTTTCGAATTGATTTTGAAGATAAGCCAACAACTGATGCCTTTCAACAGGACTAAATGTTGTCCCGATAACAGGAAGACCATCTAACCTAAGATTATCAGTAATAATTCTGCCAAATGTTGATTCATCTAAATTTACCCTCTTTGCACTCCATTTCTTCCACATCCCTATTATCTTCTGTTCCTGAGTCTTATGCGGTAGACCTTTGTATCTTTCCATGTGCCTGATTATTATCTTGTTGTCCTTTGTCCTTTCAACAAGACAGAATACAGAGTAATCTGCCTTCTTCCCCCTTGACATAGCAAAATCAGCACCAATGTAATAAAGTCCTCCGTCCTCTGGTTGACTAAACCCTATACCATAATTTGTGGCCTCGTGAATCCATTTGCTCTGGAATACCTGAGTCTTATCTGGAATAGGATCGCATAGATATTCTTTTTTGTAACCATCAATACCAATTTCTTCCTTTAATTTTTCCAATCTGTCAAGAGTAAATTTTTCTGGCCACAATACTTTCCTCACTCCTTTCTCAATATATTCGGCCTTGTAAGTCTTTGAATTGTAAGCAGGATTCTTCATGATGTCAGCAAGAAGATCATATTCTGATTCTGGAGTACCGATTACACAAATATTTCCTTTTTTAATCTGGACTGTTGGTGTTATTACTCTCCAAAATATGTCTTTATCCCTGTAAGTTGCAGGTTCGTCACATATAACATAATCGACATGAGAACCTCTGATGTTGTCATTATTAGGTTTACAGAAAATTTTGCACCTGGTGGAAGTATGAATCTCAGTTTTGGACCATGTTGCATCCTTGTCAACAGGAATTAATTTGTCAAGCAATTGATTCTGCCTGATCGTCTCCTTTACTACTTCCAATACTTTTGTGCTTTGTTCGAGTGTATTTGATACTATCAATATTTCCTTGAATTGATTAAAGAAAACAACCCAAAGAGGATAAGCTGCCCCGAGCAAAAGAGTTTTACCATGCTCTCTTGGAGCCCTGATACAGCTTCTTGGTTTTGTGTGAACAGAATTAAACCACTCCATATGGAATGGCTGAATAGAAAGTCCTTTTGTATGGTCAACTGGATCTTGAATTACCCTGTTGCACCATAATTTAAAATCCATAGAACATTTCATTAGAAACGTATCTAAGTTTTCTCCCTGAAGGATTTGCTCTTGTGTCCTCATTTAATCATCTTGAAATCCATATTGCTAAATCTCTGGGCAGGAGTCATTTCGCCATTGATGTTCAATTCTCCCATGTGTCCACATTTTACACGGCAATCTATCTTTGGCCTTATTCCCAATTTTAACAATTTTCTGCATAAATACAAATCTTCTGTCTCCCCATCATCACCTAATTTGAAATAAGGTTTTTCCAGCTTATCAAAAAGCTTTCTGTCAATCATGGTACAGCCCATTCCTATACCATCTACTTCCTGTAATTTTTTCTTGTTGTTTGGAAACATCAACCCATCATATTCAGTATCAATCTTGGTATTGTAGAAACCAACTTCTTTCTTGTAATCATAAGCCTGGATAACATAAGGTGGGTGCCTTGAATAATAGAGCCCTGACACGATAGGAAATTCTTTCATATCTTCCAGGAGAATATCAAATATGTTTTCAGGGAGAACCATGTCCGGATCAGTGAAGAATATGTAGTCGCCCTTTGAATCATCAATACAGCAATTTCTAGCATGAGCCACATTCAGGCTGCCAACAGTAACAAGTTCCCAATCGTCCTTTGGTTTCTTTGTTAGCATCATGGTCTTAAAGAACTGCCATTTAATCTGGCCATATGTTGGAACGCAAATACTAAGTTTCATTTTAAATCCTCTTTTGTTATGTTAAATTTTTCTTTTATGTATCTTATTTCGGTATTCAATTCTATTGTTTTGCATCCAGTAAGATAGTCTTGGTCTTCCAATGATACCAATTTTTGTATTTTTTCTTTTCTTTCCTTTATGTCTTCTATCCCACTTTGTTTTAGTTCTTTTTTTAAACAATAATCTAATAAAACATATCCACTAGGTAAAGTCATATTTTTACTTATTTCATCTATTGTCTTCATTCCTTTCTCATCTCATTCTTGGCCCAGTCCCCAATGAATGTCTCAACATCAAAACTTTTTATTGTCCTTAGAAATTCATTTGTAAATTCTAATTCTTTTTTCAAATGAACAATTACCTCAAAACTGTTCAAATCATCCATTGATGATCTTTTTAATTCGATTGTATAATTTTCACAATCAATTTTATCTGGTATATTTATTTCTTCCATTCTTTTAGCCTCCTTGAATAATTTTCACATCTCCTAATGTTAGTTTCTTTCCAAGTTTTACATCTATTATTAATCTAGTTTCAAGTTCTATATCTTCAATATTTATTATTTTTCCAATTACTTCCATTCTTTTAGCCTCCACCCATTCTTTAGGGCATATTCTTTACAATTATAGCACATTCTCATTTTCCACTTGCCGTTAAATAGAGTCCATACTCTATCTACCTTTTTTCTACAATTTTGACATTTTCTTATTTTTCTTTTTTTTGTCTCTGGCCTTGTATTCCTGCCAGTAACATGAGTTACATTGTGTCTTATCTTTGTACCTGACTTTGTTTGCATCTAACCATCTCCAGCAAGTTTTACATTTCTTTCTGCCATTTAATTTGTTCCATAAATCAATTATCCACATTTTAACATCTCCTCCAATTCTTTATGAGTATGGTCATTAACATCTACATTCATTTTTAACATATTTTTTATATGATTTTTCCTTATCCAGTGAACAGAATAAGTTATGTTTCTTTTGTTATTATTCCTGACCCATACGGTATTTTTCAGCACAAGCCATTTGCCGTTCTGCCCCTTCTTTGTGCCATAATATATTGCGCCACCCTTAGTTAATACAAGAAGCTTCATACTATATTATATAGTAAAATGACTATAAATATTTATAGTCAAATCAACATATAGTTATTAATAAAAACAAATGGAGTGTAGGTTTTGGATTCCTAAAAGCGTATCTCACCTTTTAGCCTTTTCCTGCCTCCTGTTAAATTTATTAAGGAGCAATACAAAATATTGGGATATTCCAGTTAGTTTCCAAGTACACTCCAATGTTTTTGAATTCTGCTGGAACTCAAGAATATACTTAAACCCATAGGTTAAACCCATAAGTTAAACCCATATGGTGATTCGAATGAAAATGACAAAAATAAAATCAATGAGCGACAAGATAGGATTATTGCCAGAAATAGCTCCATCAGATATATTCCAGAAGATAGTCTGGAAGAGAAGATTAAGTGAGGCCTTTAAATATGGCTGCACAGTGCAGGACCTGAAACTAATATCTTATGAATTAGAAGAAAAAAAACTTTAGTAAATAATTATTTTAATTTATGGCAATTTCTTCTTTTGTATTATCAGATAGTTGTTATTGAATACCACAATAGTTCTTTTAACAAAAAAAATAAATAACAATCAGAGGGTTACAAACCCTCTTAAAATTTTTAGGTGGAGAATGTCATTCAAGAAGATTAATAGAGAATGAAAGAATGAAAAGAGTGAGAAAAAGGAATCGAAGACACAAACGTAAAGTTCCTAAAATTTCATTCCATCATTTTTATCCTAAACCATACAGAAATCTCGACCACACACCACAGGCAGGAGAATATCTTAACATGGACTTTCACAGGTGGGTGCACCATGAATATTCAAACTATGAACTGGCCCATAGTTATCATGATGAGGAAGGCATTAATTCCATTAGGGAATTATATGAGATGAGAAGATGATAAAAAAAATGTGTCTTCACCAATTTATAAGACCATTAATATATGTTTCAAGAGAAGGTTATGGAAATTGTACTGTTTGTGTCCCAGATGAAAAGAATAGGGATTGTTTTGGTTATACGCCCATTACATTTTATGTTATAGAAGTTGCAAATGAAAAGAAGGAAGAACAAGAAGTGAGCAGATGAAAGTCCATTACAAGTGCAACATATTCAAGATTATAGATTACCAGGGCGACCCTGTTGCAGTCATGCAGAAAATAAAGATACCGGCTATGGACGAGCAATTCAAAATGATCAAGAAACTCAAATCATTGTTCCCGGAGAGGGACATTGATTTTAATTATGGCCTCCTGGACACATGCTTTTGTATCAGGTTAAAACCTGCCCATTGAAAAATACGTTTACTGTATAAAATAAACTGGCCCTTATAAATCCTTCGGCCATTTTGACAGTTAATGACTAATGACAAAAATGAAATTGTCTATTTTCGGTCATTCCAATGTATGAATTAAGACAAAAACTGACTAACTTTAATGATATATGTATCATTCACTGAATGATATATGTATCAGTAGGTATAGTAGGTAAGAAAAACAAAATCTGGCCCATGTAAAGTTACAAAAATTTTTTTAAATTGGTCTTATCCTTGCTTACTTATGTTTTTTGTTGTTATGGTAAAGTTTACTGTATTAAAAAAGTATAATTGTCAATAAAGTTTACTGTATTAAAAAAGTGTACCCAACCCCTATCTCACTTCATCTTTTCTTGTCTTTTGTTGTCTTACATTATATTAACTATGTCTTACTATGTCTTACATTACTTAAGGTTATTATATGGTTATGCTATGTTATGTTATGTTAATACTATGTTAATGTCTTACTAAATTAAAATATTATT